GTTGATTGTCCTTTTTCATTTTCAACAGATAAAACTACAACTGCAAATATGACAGTTCTCAAACCATCGAGTATGCGTTCACTTCTTGGAGGCGTTGACGGTTCAATCCTTGATGTGTATGGAGGAGAGTATGAATTCGATAAGTTCAACGTAAAGCTTTGGAATAAAAGAGGCGCGGATAGAGGTGTTAGCATTAGATATGGTAAGAATCTTACTGATTTGAAGCAGGAAGAGAATTGCAGTTCTGTCTATACAGGTGTTTATCCATTCTGGTATTCGGAGCAGGAAGGTCTTGTGCAGCTGAATGAGAAGATTGTAAAAGCCTCTGGCACATATAATTTTACAAGGATTTATCCATTGGATTTATCGCAGGAATGGCAGGAAAAACCAAATCAAGAGCAGCTCAGAGCAAGAGCTAATTCTTATATGAAAGCAAACAACATAGGAGTACCAGCTGTATCATTGACTGTATCATTTGTACAATTGTCACAATCTACGGAGTATGCTAAATATGCGCTTTTGGAGGATGTACATCTTTGCGACACTGTAAGCGTTGAGTTCCCGGAGTTAAATGTTAGCGCCACGGCAAAGTGCATAAAAACTATATATGATGCCATAAGTAATAAGTACGTGTCGATTGAACTTGGAGAATCAAGGACAAATCTTGCATCGACGATTTCTGACCAAAAGCAGGCAATCTCTGATACCATTACTAAAACATTTATGCAACAGGCTATTGAGAATGCTACGCAATTGATTAGTGGAGGTCTTGGCGGTTATGTGATTATGCACAGCAGCACCGGTGGAAAATATCCTGATGAAATTCTTATTATGGATACAGATGATATTGCTACTGCGAAGAAGGTATGGCGTTGGAATAAAGGTGGATTGGGATATTCTTCAACAGGATATAATGGTCCATTCGCTTTAGCTATGACGCAAGATGGTCAAATTGTAGCGGATTTTGTTAAAACCGGAACGATGAGTGCAAATCGTATTAATGGTGGTACTTTAATTCTTGGCGGAAAGAATAATGCGAATGGTACGGCACTTATAAAAGATGCTAATGGAAATGTTCTTATTCGACTTGATAGAGATGGAATAACTTTATCAGAAGATGTTCAGATTTCTTATGAAAATATTTCAGATACGCCATCTATTCCAACGAAAGTGTCAGAGCTTACGAACGACAGTAAATATACAACTATGTCAGATGTTGAGAATAAAGGGTATCAGACAAAGGCTAATGTAACCAAAATCACTAAGGATACAGTTACAACAACATATGTAAATGCTTTGGATATAACTGCTAAACAGGTTAATTGTAAATCCGGTAGTAAAGAAGCCAATATTAATGCTGGCGCGTCTCATTATAAGTATGCCAATGAGTACATAGGAGAAATAGGTACGAATAGTTGGGCTGGAAATAACAATCGTAGAGGTCTTGTGTTCGACTTAGATGAAGATGGCGATTATATGACATGGGCTGCACAGCCTAAGAGTGGTCAAAATTATTTAGTTAAACTTTTATATGAAAGAAATGGCTATAATTCAAATGGTACAACCTATGATGCCGATACTATAAATTTAGGATGCAACGTTGATATGCATTACTATAAACTCAAGAATGTATCTTGGGAAAATGGCGGAGGAATAACCGGAACTATGAATTTTGTACAGATTGATTCTATGAATAGTGATGGAACCGCTGCTAGATGGCGTAGTGGACACGCATATCTCAAATTTGAACGAGGTGTTCTTATTGGCGCTGGTTGGAATGATTATTAGGAGGTTTTATGGAAGAAAATATTACAGAAGTTAAAGATAAGAACCTCGTATTAATCGAGGCAAACAATGAAGTATCTAAACCGGATAAAGGTGAAGATGTTATACAAGATATTTCCGAACAGGAACAGCTTCGTTCTGATGTAGAATTTTTATCAATGATGACTGGCGTTGATTTAGGAGGTGATTAAGAATGGGTGTATATACACCAGACTCAAACAGAGTTGTACATTATACATATGCCGATATGACAGCTCGTCAGATTGTACGTCCAGTTCATCTTGTGCAGTATGATCAGGGATTACCGATTATTGCGGTAAAACTATATAATGACGGACTTGAATATACAATACCTACTGGCGCAACAGTTAATATAAGATGTGGCAAGGTTGATGGTAATTTTGTATATAATCCTGCATTAGGGTGGGATTCTGCTATGCATACGGTTTACTTTGAAGTTACAAAGCAAATGACCATACTGGCAGGAGAAATAAATCCTATTGTAGAGATTGAGTTAAATAACAAGATTGTATCCAGTGGGGCAATTGCCGTGCAGATTGATTTCAACCCTGTACAGGAACGGAGCATAAGGTCAACAACGGAATACCTCACTGCTAAGCAATATGCAGAACAGGCAGTTGATGCAGCAGCAAAAGCAGCAAGCTCTGCAAGCCAGGCATCTGGATATGCTAGCACAGCAAATTCAAGAGCAAACGCAGCGGCATCATCAGCTTCAGGTGCGGCTAACTCTGCAAGTGCAGCTAGTACGAGTGCAGCGAATGCGAAAAGCTATGCTGATTCAGCCGCTTCATCGAAGAATGCTGCGGCATCGTCGGCTTCTAATGCATCAGCATCAGCAACAAATTCCAAAAAGTCTGAAACAGCGGCAGCGAACTCGGCATCTTTAGCGCAGGCAGCATATGAAGAAATTCTTGGAGCAGATGTCGGTAAATTTGGTTTACAGCTTGCTAATGAACACTCGGTGTTACAGCCGATTTATGATTCATCAGGGCAGAACATATGTGACTCAAGCGGTAAAGAAATACAAGGACGTATAATATTTGCTGATGAGAGCGAAGTTGTATCATTACGACAGCAGGTTAATAATTTGGATACGTTTATAAGAAGCGTTATCAGCAGATTAGAATATGTGACAGATCATGCACTGTTAGACAGTGATTACAAAGGGCTTTAGAAAAATCTAAGGCTCTTTTTATTTTAAGGAGGTTTAATAAAAATGCCTAAAGTAACAGATTATTCCGTAGCGACTAGATTTGATATTGGAGATGTAATTGTCAAAGATGGTACGGGCGGAACAAAGCAAATGACAGCTACAGATGCAGCAGTAGAATTTGCTGGTCTTGTATCAGCTATTAATCATCGAAATGTATATAGAGGAAAGAATCTTGGTTCATCGGTGACAGCTGCTCAGAAAACCGCTATTCAAAATGGAACTTTTGATGACCTATTTATCGGAGATTATTGGGTTATCAGTGGTGTAACATGGGTTATTGCTGATATGGATTATTTCCTCAGATGTGGCGATAGCGACTTTACAAAGCATCATTTGGTAATTGTACCAGCGGCATCGCTTTATAGCGGGCAGATGAATGCAACTAATACGACAGAGGGTGGATATGTAGGTTCTGTAATGTATAAAACAGGACTGGATAATGCAAAAGCAAAATTTAAGGCTGCTTTTGGAGATATGCTTCTTACTCACAGAACTTATCTTGTAAATGCAGTCGCCAACGGAAAACCATCTGGAGGAGCATGGCTTGATGAGACAGTGGCTCTTATGAATGAGATTATGGTATATGGAACACATTTCTTCGAACCTGCAAATGATGTAAACACAATTCCTACAAAATACAGCGTTTGTAATTCACAGTTGGCACTTATGCAGCTTAACCCAAGAATGATTAAGACGAGAGAAACTTATTGGCTACAGAATGTCGTTTCTTCGGCTCTTTTCGCTCGTGTGGACTACGGCGGCTCTACGAACTACTACGGCGCTTCGAGCTCGTTTGGGGTTCGTCCGTATGGAATCATTGGTTAAGTAAAAATCTCCGCCCCTTGTGGGCGGGGTAATCTATAGGAAAGGATAAGTATATGGAAGATTTAATTTATACTATGGTACTGTCTGATGGCACTATCATTGAAAATCTTAGAAAAAATGGTGATAACTATATCTCAGCGTCCAAGCTTACAGCAGATATGTTTGAAGGAAAATTGTCAGAAGTAACAGTAAAAACTTCTGAAGATGAAGTGGTTATGGAAAATATGGCTCTTGTCCAGATTACTGAGATGAATGGAGAATACTGGTTTGTATTACGCCAGTTTTCATCTATCGAGCTGACAATAGCTAAAATATCTTCTGATATTGATTTCTTAGCTATGTTGCAGGATGCAGAACTATAAATTAGAAAGAGAGGAATAACAATATGGAACATAGTAAAAACTTTAAAAAGGTTAAAGACTATTATGATTATAAGCTCTGGGATGAGCGTAGAGTACGCTTCGCAGTTGGTCGCTGGATTACCGCAGAAGAGTATAAGGAAATTACAGGGAAAGATTACGAATAATGAGTGTTTTAGTTAGTGATCGTACAGAATCAAAATTTGAGGCTATCACATATTCGATTGAATTACATGATATGTTGATAGATTTTATGCAACATGGATTTGGTGTTAAAAGTGTAGATGATTATGTAAGACTTTGTTATGCATACGGAAAAGATGATAGAGAGAACTTTTCCAAGTATCGGTTTATGATGCAAAATTTTAAAAACAGAGTAGATCAAATAGCAGCACTAATTACGAGTAATGTCCGGGCAGCCAACACGATTTATCCAACGAATCTTCACGAGTGTGAAAAGAGAAGAGATTATCAAAACACTGCTATAGTCAATTGTGAGCAGCTTCTTAAGGAACTGCAACGGATTGCAGAGATATTTGAAGTAGACTTGAATCTCTACAGTCCATATGTTAAAGCTATCGACCGAGAAATCGGATTGATAAAGAAGTGGCGTCAGCGTGACAAGAAGATGGAATCATATTTCAGACGTAAGGGTGATGTCTAATTATGCGTCGTTTCTTCGGCTAATTTCGCTAATGTGAACAACAATGGCAATACGAACTACAACAACGCTTCGAACTCTAATGGGGTTCGTCCGGATTCTTCACTTAACCAATGAAGAAGGAGATATCATACCATTCCTTATAAACAGGATAAATAGCAAAGCCTGAAACAATTTACTACGGTAAGTATTGTTATAACGGTGAATAGTATATGAATTATGAGGAAATTGTATGTGATGCCAATAATTTGTATCGGGCTTATAAGACCTCTGTGAAAAGTAGCAAATGGAAAGAAACCACACAGAAGTTTATGATGAACTTTCTGCGTTATATTTTTGAAATCCAGGATGACATTATCAACAGGACTCTCAAAAATGGTCTTACACAAGAGTTTACTTTACACGAGAGAGGTCGAGTAAGACCGATTACAAGTATACAAATCCGTGATAGAATTGTTCGCCATATTCTATGTGATGATATTCTTTTACCAGAAGTTAAAAAGCACATAATATATGATAATTGTGCATCAATTAAAGGGAGAGGTATATCTCAGCAGAGAAAGAGATTTGAAATACATTTGCACAAGTATTACAAATTGCATAGAAATGACGGATGGATTTTATTTGGAGACTTCTCAAAATTTTATGACAATATAATTCACGAGATTGCAAAACAAGAACTTCTTAAACTATTTGACGATGATGAATTTATTGACTGGCTTTTGACACTTATATTTGATGGCTTCAAAGTCGATGTGTCATATATGTCTGATGAGGAATATGAAAATTGCTATTTGGATTTGTTTAATAAGCTCGAATATCGAGATATACCATCTGAAAAATTGACTGGTGAGAAGTGGATGGCTAAATCTGTAAATATTGGAGACCAGCTATCGCAGGTAATTGGAATATATTATCCTCATAGGATTGACACATATGTGAAATATGTCAGACAACAGAAATTTTATGGACGATATATGGATGATTGGTATATCATGAATCCAAGCAAAGAAGAACTTGAAGATTTGCTATCATGCATCATAGAAATTGCGAAGGAATATGGAATTCATATCAATAGAAAGAAAACTCATATTGTTAAAATTTCAAGTACATATAAATTTCTTCAAATAAAATATATATTAACAAAAGATGGAAAAGTGATTAAGAGAATTAATCCTAAAAGAGTTACTACAATGCGTAGAAAACTCAAGAAACTTTCAGTAAAAGTAATAAATGGCGAAATAGAATACGAGAGTATTGAGAATATGTTTCGCGGTTGGATGGGAGCACACTATAAACTTCTATCAAAGCAACAAAGAAAAAATCTAATACAGCTGTATGAAGAATTATTTAATAAGAAGATTTCGGTAATTAGTAGAAAACTTATCGTGTCTGATGCATCTTCATTAGCCGCATAAAAAGGAGGAATTATGGAACCTTGGTTTCAAATTATAATTACAATTTTTAGTTCGGTACTTGCGTCTTCTGGATTATGGGCGTATTTATCAAAACGAACAGAAAACAAAGATGTAAAGACGGAGATGCTTATTGGATTAGCACACGATAGGATTATGTATCTCGGTATGTTATACATCGAGAGAGGGTATATTACCCAGGATGAATATGAAAATTTGAAAGTATATCTTTTTGAACCATATGAAAAATTGGGAGGTAACGGATCTGCTAAAAGAATTATGCAGGAGGTCGATAAACTTCCAATACATAAATTTATTCAAAATAAGGAGGATGAACACGATGAAACTTAATGACAAGACTTATGACACACTAAAATGGATTGCAATGTATTTGCTTCCAGCGGCTGGTACTTTATATTTTGCTCTCGCAGGCATTTGGGGACTCCCATATGGCGAGCAGGTTGTTGGCACAATTACAGCTGTTGACACATTCCTTGGAGTTATTCTTGGAATTAGCACAGCACAGTATAACAAGGCAAACAAAGCAGAGTAAATATCAGTATTTGTTAAGGGGGGGCGTGTGAATAGCATTCCCTCTTAATTTTTCCGTACGTAGGTTACTGGTAAAAAGATTATGATTACCTCAAGACTGGAGGTGATTGTATGAAAGATAAACTTTTATTATCTATAAAGGAGACATCGGATTTATTTGGTATAGGTCAGCACAGATTAAGGGATATAATCCGTGAAGATTATGATTGTAAATATCATTTAATGGTTGGTCGTGTTATAAAGATAAAAAGACAATCATTTGAAGAATTTATAAGCAAAGTAGAGCAGATATAAAATATCGACAAGGTGTCCTGGATGTGATATTATTATTTAGTATTCATTCGAGGCACTTTTTAATGGAGGGCTGAGAATATGGCAAATAAAACTAAATCTGAAAAAAACAAACCGACAAGAAAAACGTTGAGGGCTGACGAATACTATAACTCAAAAACGAAAAGGTATGAGTATCATTATAAAGATGCTCTTGGAAAGGAAAGAGTGGTAAGCTCATATAGACTCGAACCTACGGATCAATTACCAAAAGGTAAGCGTTCGGGGAAAAGTTTACGTGAAAAGGAGGCAGAATTAAAAGTACAGTTAGAAAATAATATCGACATGGACGGAGCTAAACTCACATTATTAGAAGTAATAGATAGATATCTTAAACACTTATATAATAGGAAAGAACTAACTCATAATACTAAGGTTGGATATAACACAACCATAAAAACATTAGCACAGTACAAACTTGGTCACATGGAAATAGGTAAAATCAAACCAGAGCATTGTGAAGAATGGCTTTCAGATATGAAGAAAAAGCATAGAGGCTCAAGTATTCAGACTCAAATTAGCCTTATAAAAAGATCATTTGAATATGCAATCGATTATGATTACATAGTAAAAAATCCTTTCAGACGTATTACTACTGATAAGAGTGATAGTAAGAAAATGGAAGCAATATCAATTCGGGATATGCAGCGATTCCTTGAATTTTGTTCAAAGGATGCTCATAGTGCTCATTGTTATGACATGATATATGTGCTTTTTTGGACTGGTTTAAGGGTATCAGAGTTATGCGGTCTAACACTTGACAATATAGATATGGAAAATCATTTAATTCGAGTAGAAAAACAACTGCAATGCATCAATCATACGCATGTTGTCTTACCGACGAAAACCATAAATGGAACAAGATATGTTCCTATGACTGATGGTGTATATGAATGCTTTCAGAGAATATTGAAAAATCGTTATATTATGGGGGATATTGAACCAGTGTGCTATGATGAAAAAGGCAAAGCATATGAAGGATTTGTATTTCTGGCAACAAGAAGCAGAAAGACAATCGTTAGATCACATGTCGAAGAATACTTGCAAAACTGTATCAAGAGATTCAACAATGCAAATTCTGATAATCCTATACGGAAATTTGAGCCGCATATATGTCGCCATACATTCGCTACGAATATGCAGGGATTACCACCAAAAACATTACAGTATATATTAGGACATGGAAACATAGTTACAACTATGAATAACTATGTAAGTGCGAGACCAAGTGAGCAGCAACTTGTAGAGATTAACTCGCTTGCAGCATCGATAAATACTAATTAG